GCCTGATAGCGCAGGAGCGCGGTTTCCTGGTTCGTATAGATGATCTTGTTCCCGAGCGTGTCCGTCTCAATCACGTATTCCTGCGGCACGTACACGCCGGCGGTCGTGATGGGCGGGTTCGTCCATCCGAAACCGTAGCGGTCGGCGGGATACGCACGCACCGTGTAATCGTTCTCAGCCTCGGGCGGCAGCACGGCCACGGCGGTCATCATGTCGCCAGGGCATGCGTATGCGTATTTCCACATGGTGTACGGCATCGTCACCTGCGCGAGGCTGACGCGCCGCGATGCGAACGACCACGTATGCATCTGGAGAAGCATGTCACGTGCGACCGGATAGAACCGGGCGCAGTGCTCTGCCTGTGCTGATCCCTCCGGCGGATCAATGCTTGCGACGGTGGCGTCGTCACCGAGGTGCGCGAGGGCGAGGTTGCAGATTTCGACGACCGATGGCAAATTATTCGCTCCTCCCGTAGGAAGGGAGGGGCGCCGTGGTTTCCCGCCGACGCCCCTCCCTGTTCACTAACTCGTTACAAGCTCACTCCGTGCCTGCGGACTCGGCCACCTTGCCCTTGCGGAGACGGCGCTGCGGTGCATCGGAAACGGTCGGCTCCGGTTCCGCTTCCACTTCCTCGAGGTACTCGAGGTGATGGTTGCGCGGTCCCTTGTAGTCGAATACGTCTCCTGGCTGGCGCAGCCCGTTGTCCACGAAGCAGAGAATCTTGGCCTTGACCTTCGGCATGGATAGCTCCTATCAGGCGACCGTGAAGCCGGACGCGTACACCGCACGACCGTCCTGGATGTCCATGACGATGTCCGCGCTGATGACGCCGGCGCTGTGGGTGCCGGTGGTCACGACCTGAGCGCCGAGGTATCGCAGGCCAGCAGCAGCGATTTGCTGCGGGCTGATGCGGACCACGACCTGCCGGCCAGCAGCGAGGTTCGCGGTGGTGATGACGCCGACCTCGCCGACCACGATGTTGCCGGAGGCAAGCGTGGAGGACGAGGAGGCGACCACCTGGAATGTGGCGTTCGTGCCGCCCGCGAGGGCGGTCGTGACGGTGAACAGCACGTAGAGGTCGCGTCCCTCGCCGATGTCGCGGTTCTGGGTGCCCTGGCCGACCGTGTAGAGCGAGCCGCTCACCGTGGCGGTGTAGGCGGTGTTGCTCTGGAGATCGACCACGTCCGGCGTGCCGCTGGTGCCGGTGATGTACGTGCCGGCGGAAGTGATGGCCCCGGTGTTGCCGAGGCGGAGGTTCTGGTCAAGAATCATTGTGTGTCCTTTCTGCCTTACCTATTAGGTAAGGCGGGCTTCTGCGTTGATGAGGGCATCGACACGGCGGCACGGAACGCCGAGGAACGACAGCCACGAGTAGGGAGTACCGAACTGCGACAGACCCTGCTGCACGGACAGCACGTTCTGGGCGCGATCCATCGCCTGGATGGACAGACCGCCGTGAACGGTGCGGTTCATGTAGAACGCTGCACGGCCCATGGTCATGTTCGGGATGCGATACAGGGCGCGGGTCATCAGCTTGATGAGCTGAGTAGCAACGTTGGAAGCCTGCGTTCCGCTCGCGTTGGACATATCGCTAACGTCGATGTTGGCGATGCGGACAACGTAGCGCCAGTCCTTCACGACCAGACCGTTCTTCCACTGGTAACGGGTGGCGTAAGCCTGGAGACGGTTGTTGCCGTCATACACGGTCTGCTCGCCGAGATCCTCGTGCATGAGGCCAGCGGTCGAACCCTTCGGGAACGGGCAGTAGACGGTGTTGTCGCCCCAAACAACGAGATACACCGAGGTGTTGTCGCTGCCAGTGCCGCCGCCTTCGATGATGTTCTGGCCAATACCAGACGAGCCGGGGGCCGCCGAGTAACGGGCCGCGAGGCCGAGGAACGACTTCGGCTCGATGGCGGGGTTGCCATAGAACATCGTGACCGCCTGCGTCTGGTTCATGGCCTCAAGGAAGGCCACGTCTTCGGACAGGCGGAACTGCGCGGTGTTGCCGTTCAGCATGGCGAGATCCTTATCGACCTCGCTGCGAGCCTCAAGGATGCCGCAGGCTTCATCAACCTGGGCAGTCGTGCTCTTGCTGTTCGGGATGCCCTGGTTGAGGGCGCGCCAGTACACGGCCGGGAGGCCGGTGCGGATGACGACGCGCTCGCCGGTGGGCAGGTTGCCCTCCTTGAACACGCAGTCCTCGAGGATCTCGTTCGACTGCGAGAGAAGTTCCGCGACGACCGGAACGCGGCCCTCGGGATCGGTGCGCTTCGCCCAGTCGGCGAGCGTCAGGTTAGTGCTGGAAAGAACTGCCATTGTGGTTTACCTTTCGTAGGTTTAGGTGCTGGAGGAGTACATGGCGTCGGCGAGGTCATTGAACGAGCGGGGTCCGGCCGACTTGGCCTCGCCCTTGGTGCCCGTGACCATGCTGTCCTCGCTGATCGCCTTCCCGGCGCGGAACATGAACCGGATCACTTCCGGGTGGTTCCCGAGGCCGGACTCGTTGAGCAGGCTGCGGAGTTCGGCAGTACCGAACGCATCGAGCGCCTTCTTCGCCACGGACAGGTTCTCCGACAGACGCTCGCCGCCAAACTCCTTGTCGGCCTTGCTGCTGTCGGACCATCCGTTGCGAACCGCCTCGATCTGCGCCGCTTGACGTTCAGCCAGCTTGGGGCCGACTGCGTCAAGGACGCGCTGCGCGGCTTCCTGCGACAGGTTCAGTTCCTTCGCCACCTTTGAATACTCGGCAATGACCTCGGAGTCGAACGCTCGACCCTCCGGTGCCTTGAACTCGTAGGTTTCCGGCGCGGTCGGCTTGGCGTCGGCGGGTGCCTCGGCGGCCTTGGCGTCGTTGGCTTCGGGAACCTTGCCAGCAGCGGCCGCATCCGCGGCTTGCTGGCCCTGGGTCGTGGTCGCCTTCTGCTCGCCACCGTATAGCTTCTCGGCCGTCGCCGAAACAACTGCGGCAGCATCGGATGCGGGAGCGGCTGTAGTGTTGGTTTCAGCCGTTTCCATCATCGTTGGTTCGTTCATCGTGTGCCTGTTCCTTCATCATTGCCGGATACTGGTCCGGGCAAAGCGCGTGGACCATGCCGAGCATCCGTAGCCCGTAGTTCCTGCCACCCTCCGCAAATGCCATCGACATCGCGTTGGTGTTGAAGGAAGTTCGGAACACGCCCGCCTGGTCCAGCAGCCGCCACACAATGCGTCGGCCGCGCTTGCTAGACATGAGCCACTTCACGTCGGCCTCCTCGTTCTGTCGGTCAAGGCGATCACGAAGCTCTTTGTTGGCTCGGTCACGCTCTTGGCCCCGCAAGTCGAGGGGGTCGTAGTTGCTCACGGCGGGACTGTATCCCTGTGGCTAATGCTTACGGGTACTGTTAGACCTCAACACCAGAGGGCGAGCCGTACCCCGAGAACATGTTCATCACGTCGGTGAGTGCGTTCTGATTGCCAGTCGGTGCCTGGGCCATGTTCTTGACGCTCTGCGAGGTCTGCTGCATCGCGGCAGCCTGTTCCTTCGCGGCCATCGCCTGATTGCGAGCATCGCGCAGGACCGCGACTTCCTTGTCGGCGATGATGAGCGACGGGTCCACGCCGAGCATGTCGGCGTATACGTCGGCCCACTGGTCCTGGTCGAACTTGTCCAGGATGTCCGGCTTCATCTTCGCAATGGCGCCGAGGTTGCCGACGAAACGATCCACGGCGTTGGTGCCGATGGCACGCTGCGCCTGCGCCAGCATGGACACGAACTCGACGTTCAGGTCCATTCCCTGCAATTCCTGCGGGGCTGGCGGCAGTGCGCCGGCAGCAACCATGCGCGTGAACGTGATGTCCACGAGCGGGGACAGCAGCTCGTTGTGCAGTCGCTCGAGGACAGGCCCGAGCATGAGGAGCTTCTCCTCGTGGCGCTCGGCGACCTCGGTGGCCGTCATGCGGGTGTTCGGGGTGTTGGCGAGCATCAGGAACAGGTCCGCGTAGAACGAACCACGCACGCGCTCGCGGCAGTCCATGATGTCATTCAGCAGGTACTGAAGATTCAGGTTCACCTCGAACGCGGTCTTGATCCCGTTGGACTGGCCGTCGTAGTACGACACGCCGCCTGGGAGCGTTTCCACGTCGCGGTTCTTCATGGACGCCGGCACCTGAAGAGGCGGCTTCGTCTGGTAGTCGATGGCCTGCGCCTTGCGTAGCTGCTCGTGCTGGAGCTGCTTGATGTCTCCAAGCGCCTCCATGCCAGGGCTGTTGCCGTAGATGTCGCCACCGATCACGGACCAACGCGGGCAGAGCGCCGGGAAATACTGGAACCCGCTCTCGCGCAGGAACACGCCGTCCTCGCCGCCGACCTCGAAGTAATACGAACCCCACGGCATGTTCTTGGCGTCGCGCTTGCCCATGTCGCGGTCTGCACGCGGTTCGATGCAGTGGATCACGGGCACCCACTGGTCGAGGTTCCCGGTGCGGTACATGTTCTGCACCGA